TGGGGCTGAGGGCTACCAGGACTTTACTATGCACAAAGACCCAGCCCGGATGCAAAAGTACCTAGTCAGACACCAGAAGCGCGAAAACTGGACCAAGTCTGGTGTGGCTACAGCAGGGTTTTGGTCGCGTTGGATCTTGTGGAGCGCCCCCAGTATGAACGGGGCTATACGCAAGACGGAGGGTGTTCTCGGAAATAAAATCACGAGGAAGTAATAATGAGCAAATATCTTGTGTTTATGATGGCGGTACTCGTAATTGCGGCTACTTCTATAGGTATCCAGTGCATTGGGGATGACAAAACAAAGGCATCCAACAAAAAGTATCTCGTTTACATGCTTGTCGCGGCTATATTGGCCCTAATAGGGAGCGGGTTCATGATCTTCAAGCGTCCAGCAAAGGTTGTAGTCGAAACCACGAGCGTCAACATGGCTCGCGGAAATGTCAACGCAGCTCCAGCAGGTATGAAGCAGGCTTAGTACTCAAGAGTCCTGTCCATCACAACAGTCTCTCCAGTCTGAGAGGCTTGAGTTACAGCAGCAGACAGAGCCGCAAACATCTGAGGGCTGCGCTGGGCCGAAAACTCACACGTAGTGCGAATACCCATGCGCTCGCCAACAGCGAAAGCATCCTGATTCGCCCCAAGGTAGACAAAGTCCCAACCCTCCTTGGTGCGCATCCCAGTCAGATCCTTGATGTGCTCACTTGTAAACTTATGGCTTGCATTCTCCTCGCCATCGGTGAGGATAATCATAATCGCCTTGGTTCCATCCTTCTTCAGGATATCACCCATGGCATCCAGTAGTGCAGTCGAGCCACGAGGAACGTACGTCTCCTTGGTGAGAGGCTCGACATCAGCAATAGGGGTATCCTTGTAAACCTGAACCACCTCGTGATCAAACAGGTACAGGGACATCGTACCACCCAGAGCTCGCTGAGAATCCACAAACGAGTTGTACCCACCAATGGTGTCATCCAGGATGGTGGCCATGGACCCGGACCGATCGAGCAGAAAAACACGGCGGGTCTCCATTTAAAGATATAGTGGTCCTTTCCTTTATATGGAGATTTGCGTATCACATTACAGTGAAAATCTAGAGTGGCTGAAACAGGCTGACTGCCCGGTGATTGTCATTGATCATGATGGAGCTGAGCCACACCCATTTGATACATTTTGGACGATACCAAACTCTGGCTACGAGGCTTCCGTCTACCTCAAATACATCATCGAGCGTTATGATTCACTCCCGGACCATGTTGCATTTATCCATGGGCATGAGGAGGCGGAACACCAGCTTGGTGGGAGACCAATGCTCGAGATGATCAAGACGGCAAATATCAAAAAATACGGCTATGTCCCTCTCAACAATGCTTGGCGCAATGTCCTCTCGGCTATGCAACTCGTTCAGTTTGAAGAGCGGTGGAAGAAGCTGTTTACAGCCCCTATGCCCGATCGTTTCACTCTCGATACTGCTGCTCAGTTTGTAGTAAGTCGCGAGAGGATTCTAGCCAACCCAAAGTCCAAATATGAGTTTTTGTATGACAGTATCGATACAAAGGATGATGCAACTATCATTGAGCATATGTGGCATTACATCCTAGGGGAGAAAATATCAATGACTCCATCCAAGGATCTTTTTGATCCACCACTCAAGGAGATTAAGTTGTGCAATTACCAACTTGCAGTGGGTAAGTTTAAGATTGGCTTGACTTCATCCGATGAGTTTTGTGACAAGCTCAAACTCCCCACTGATATTATCCGCGTCCGAGACTCCGATACATATCTCAAGTATAAGAATAATGGGACTATTTTGATGAGGCTTGCATCGGAAATACCACTCGGTGCTGAGGAATCTGGGGGTGTGACTACAGTTTTCAATATCACCGAGGCTCATGCGATGTACAGAGTCATGCAACGTGAGGCGGATCTAAAGGCTGTAACTTTACTGAAGATATAGGGATGGAGATTTGTGTATCCCATTATAATGAAGATCTCCTATGGATGAAAGATTGTGAGTTTCCCATTTCCGTAGTGACTCACTACGGGCCAGAAGCCAAGCCACCCGATATACCAGTCAAGGATCAGTATGTAATTACGAATGTAGGTCGGGAAGCTTCTGCTTATCTACACTATATTATTGATCGTTATGATACACTCCCAGACAAGGTGGCTTTTATTCACGGGCATGAGAGTGCTTGGCATCAAAACTCGGACAGACCATTTATGGATATGATCAGGGATGCCCAAGTTGACAAGTTTGGCTATGTCCCACTCAACAACCACTGGAGGTGTGTTAATACAGTGTCACAGTTCAAAACTTTCGAAACCAAGTGGAACGAAATGTTCAATATGAAGCTACCAGATATTTTTATAGTGGATTCGTGCGGACAGTTTGTGGTGACCCGTGAGCGTATTCTGCGCAACACGCGTGAGCAGTACATCGAGCTGCTCAGCCACATAGAATGCGATGAGTATGCTATTATTCTTGAGCATTCATGGCATTACATCCTAGGGGAGAAGATTTCTCTAGAACCTCGCAAAGACTATTTTGATCCACCCCTCAAGGAGATTCTCTACTTTTGCGCAAGTCTACCAGTCTCATCGGCCGAACTCAAGTTTGGGTTTATTGGGAATGAGTCGAGAATCAAACATCTGAATGGACCGATCGTGCACGTGAAGACCCCTGAAGAATATGAATACTATAGACGGCGTGGGACTTTGTTCTTCAGATACTCAGATGACACTCCGAATGTAATTCTTGAAAATGAAGATCGCAATGCAACTTGTATTGTTGACAGTGACGAAACTCTCGTTTCTTATTCAAATTCAGCAATGTACCAGTGTCTGAAACACGAGGAGCTCATCAGAGACAAGCTTTAAAATAAAATCCCCAGGATAGATACCATTACTTGATGGTTGGGGACGAGGTGCAAGCCTCGTATTACAAATTTGACCTTGACTTTCTTGACCAAGCTTACAGCGAATGGACGAAGGTGTTCCCGACCATCCGTCCATTCTATGCTGTGAAATGCAACCCGCATCATCTCATCGTCGAGCGTATGGCTCGACTTGGCGCCGGATTTGACTGTGCAAGCCCGGCAGAGATTGACATTGCTCTTCAGTTTGTAGATGCCGGAGATGTGTTATATGCCCACCCGTGTAAGCGTCCATGCGATATTCGTTATGCTCGCTCGAAAAATATAAAACGCACCACATTCGACTCTGTGTGTGAGCTCCAAAAAATTGCTATTGAAGCACCAGACATGGAGGTTATACTCCGTATTAAGGCTGATGATCCTCACGCCACTTGCCCTCTTGGAAACAAGTATGGCGCAGACACTGAAAAGTGGGAGGAGCTCCTCAGTGAAGTGAAGAGACTCGATTTGAATCTTGTAGGTATCTCATTCCATGTGGGGAGTGGAGCCCAGACCGAGTCCGCATACATCGAAGGTGCTAAGAAAGCAAACGTTGCCGCAAATATGGCAATTCAGTATGGACTGAATCCAACTGTAATTGATATTGGTGGTGGATTTACATATGATAAGATCCCCACAGGCCTTTCATCCACTGTTTCAGATTATTTAGTGGGATTCGAGGTTATCGCAGAACCTGGAAGGTATTTTGCCGAGCGCGTCGCCACCCTTTACACACCTGTTATAGGTTACAAGGATGGTGCAGTCACAATTGATGAAAGTCTCTATGGAGCATTCAACTGTAAGATGTTTGATCACGCAGTGCCCGTCTTTTGCGAAAAGGCTGGGCCGACATCAGCCAAGAGCATCTTTGGGTGCACTTGTGATGGTATAGATGTCATCTGCGAATCGGTCCAGCTCCCAGAGTTGAAGGTTGGAGACGTTCTAGAATGGCCCCGAATGGGCGCATACACGATGGCAGCAACAACTTCGTTCAATGGTATTCCTTTTAATAATCGTCAAGTTAAAACCTAGTAGCATTCAAGAAATATGACACTGTACGATGATCTAGGGCTCCAGCCCAATGCATCACTCGATGAAATCAAAAAATCTTATCGAACACTCGCTCGAAAGCACCACCCGGACAAGGGTGGCGATCCCGAAATGTTCAAGAAGATTTCGCAGGCGTACGATGTACTATCCGACGATGGTAAGCGCCGTATGTATGATATGACGGGGTCGGAGAATGGCGATCCCCAAGGGTTTCCGGCTGGATTTGCGGGTGGTGGACCATTCGACATGTTTATGAATATGTTCAACGGTCATCAGGGTGCACCGGGTCATCGTGCCGACTTTGAACACGTCATCAGGCTGACCCTTGACGAGGTGTACCACGGGGTGGAGAAGCACCTCAAGGTGGAGATTGTCAAGAATTGCTTCTCATGTCTGACAAAGTGCAAGATGTGCGGGGGCCGAGGCCAAGTCCAGAGAACAATGGGATTCATGATGATGAATAGCTCATGTCCAACCTGTGAGGGGTGTGGCTCGAAATCGTCTGGCTGCCCCTCTTGCAATCACAAAAAGGAGATTCGGGAGCAAAAAGAGCTAACTGTCAAGATTCAACCTGGTACTCATAATGGTGATCATGTTCTGATACCCCACATGGGTGAACAAGCGAGAACATCGGATGAGATTGCAGGTAACCTTATCATCCGACTCCAGGTCCTTGACCACAAGGAGTTTATCAGGGAGGGAGATGACTTGGTAATTATTCGCAGAATATCATTCGAAGAGTCTGTGAATGGGACTATTCTCACTGTGAAACACTTTGCAGGAGAGTTCAAGGTTTCTACACAGGACTTTGGTGTCATAGATCCACGTCAAAAGTACAAGATTCCAGGCCGAGGAATGAAGGGTGGAGACTTGTACGTTATTTTCGACGTACAATATCCTCCCAAGACTGTAAGGTATGTACTTACCGATTCAGGCTCTCTCTGAAAGCGACTTGCAGGATATTGGCATCGCACCAAAGGAAATCCTCAAAGGGATTTATATAGATCATTCATTCGATAGAACTGCTGTATGGTATGGACCCAGATTTTTCAGGGGTGAGGTGCGCCCAATTTACCTCGTCCTCAGTGTTTAGGGTTCTGCGAGGCAGCTGAAGATGTAGTACCAACTGCGCTCTAGATAATGACCAACTTCAGGTGACTTGTGCAGAGACACTTGATCAAGCAGCCTCTGATAATACACCTTCGACCTCAGGTGTATTCTTTCTTTACACACTGCAAAGCAAGCCCCATAATACCACTTCATACTATCCGGCTTTGGATATTTCCTGTTAATATACGTTTCGAACCATTTTCCGAAACATGAAGGTGCCGGTGACTGATACTCACCGTTATACTCTTTGAGTCGAAACGTGTAAGGATCACATACTGGTTCATAATTGGTACTCAGTTCAACTGTAGACCAATCTTTAATCCATTCGGTGATATTATGAATTGATGGCCGGTGAACGTGTTCAAATGGATTTGCCTGAATGAAGATGAGGTTGTTGGTCAGACACTCATAATTGTCTATGATATGGGTCAGATAGGTGTGAGATTCTCTACCGACGTTACAAATAGTCAATACATTGAGGTCTGGAATCCTGATTGGATCTCCTTTATTGTAAATGATTACACATTTACGTATCTCATCTGGTAAATCATCTAACCAGTTCAGATTCTCATTGTATCTCGATATCACTACTGTTAGATCCATACTATGCCTAGACAGTTTTGGATATGACTACTGGCGCGCCAGCCACCGTCTTGGCCACTGGAGCTGAACCTGAAACCGTCTTGGCCTCTGGAGATGATGGGGGTAGTGGTGCATCGCATGTATCCATCAGGTTCTTGTCGAGAAAGGTCTTTGCGTTGTACCAGTTGTATGCAGTCTTTCCAGTTGTCCAGAGCGAAATGAGTGAGATTATGAGGGTGATCCAGTGAGCTGCACCCTTGGTCTTGGTCGATATCCAGAAAAAGAAGAGGGTAAGGACCAGCATGAATGCGCCATACAGTGGAGCAAAGAGGAGAGTTGCACCCTCTTTCATACCAGCGAGTGGGGATGACTTGTAACTGAGATATCTCGTCTTGCCGTTTGATGTAATAGATGGGCAGGATGGTGAAGACATTAATGTATAACAATATTTTAAGTTCTTGAATTGACTGGAAACTTCTTCTTGAGAGCTGAGCTCAAATCGTAACTATCAATCAATACGGTAATAATATTCTGGCACGCGTGATGGTGTCTGATACACTCGTTAACCTTCTGGAGCATCTGCTCCTTGGCAGTTGCATTAGTCGCGCTCAATCCTAGATTGAATCCACCATATTCAGCCTCATCTTCATCCAGTGCCTGATTGATCCAGAAAAAGCTGTAATTCGATGGACGATTTGCGATCGTCTCTTTAATGAAGTTCAGGGCTTGTAGCGTATACTCGTAAAACTTTGTGAAACTGCGATTTTCTGTCCAAGTGAGCTTACCGAGTGAATGCATCATCGCATAAGTCTGGCAGAATTGCATAGTCTGGGGAATCTGGCACTCGGTATAAGGGTCAAAATCCTTCGTCGCTCCAGGGGGTCTCGAGAGGTAATGACCTGAACCTTTCAACCTACCTGTGAAGAAGACACGTGGAACTTGTTGAACATTTCTCATTTGTTGTTGAGATTTTGTCACACCCAATGACTGAATCACGGTTGGGTCACCCATGAATATGGTGAGAGGTGTAAAATATGTGTTTGTCCACAACTGTTCATAAGCCTCCAATAGAGGATTCTTTTTTACGTTTGCTTGATGTGCTTTCAATTCTTTTAAACTCGGAAACGGTTGGTCTATGTCAGCAGTTGTAGGAGCTGCAGACATGCTTGCCTTACAAGTGAGTAAGATTTTTATGCCATCATTCCTGATGCTCAGCGTCTTAATCTCTGATCGAAAGCCTCTTGGCCCTTCTCTTATATTCTGCGTTACTCAGGTTTGGTGGTCTATACGTGGAAATACCAATTGCACCAGCAGTCTTTGCTACACCAGTTGATGGTGCTGCCACTGGAGCGACTGGGACTGCAACCGCTGGGGCTTTCTTTGCCCAGAAGCGGTAGTTGATGCACGTGGGTGGTCCATCCTTGTTCTTGTAATAGTCATATCCCATAAATGCCGCAATTGCCATCAGGATCAAAATCAAAAGAGCCGAAGCCTGCATTTACTATACGTATAGAGAATAAAATGGTGTATGAGATATGATGTCAATCAAGCGTCTGGTTGAAACCGTATACCAGACACTAGGCCCTGGTTATACTGAGGGTATCTATCATAATGCCCTGGAGGTTCTCCTTCGAAAAAATAGAATGAACTACGAAACCGAACGCATAATACCCGTTACATTTGAGAATCATGTGATTGGCAACTTGCGAGCTGACCTCATCGTAGACGGATCTATAATAGTCGAACTCAAAAGTACACGGACTTTGACCGGTGCAAACCGACTCCAGCTCCAGACATATATGCATCTCCTCGGAATAACAGATGGTCTATTGGTGAACTTTGGGTCCGAACGCGGACTGCAAATGGAACAAGTCTCTGGAAGACTCGGGCAATTTCAAGTTGTTCCTTCTCCCACAACTCTGGATCTCTATGCCCAGCCTCCATCGCCTCGATAGCCCGCTCAAGGTGTGAGGCTGCATCGAGTACGTAGAATTCATTCGATATTCCAATCAGTCTCCCTAGTATTCTCCTGACTTCTGATATCAGCCTCTCTATATACATACTAGACTGTTGGGATATATTCCCATTTAAGATCGCTGCAAATGTTCTTCCAAATCTGATCCTGCTTATATAGCTTCTCTTTTGATTTCAGGAGAGGGAAGCAAGGCAGGTATTCATCTTCACTTAGGAGCTCGCAGAACTTGTAAAGAACGTACGAGTAGCTTAAAAAGTTTTTGCGATCAGCTGGGCAATGCCTCTCAAAGGGTGCTTGAACCTGGTTGAACATGAGACGAAGACGATCCTCAAGAGCCTGAGTCATCGTCGGAGGTTGAATCCCATTGAGAATCGTTGCAATATAGGGTGAGTGCTCATAGTATTTGTTTAGTCTAAGCTTCTTGAGCACCTCCTTCACCTTGCTATTAGTAATTTCAGATACATCCTTGATGCGGCGCTTCTTAAATTCAGCTCGGATCAGGTTGATGACTTCGGGTGGAACAGTTGTAGACTCTTTCGCCTGAAACTGCGCAATCCATTCATTGAGATGGTTGTCACGCTTGTAAGAGTAGTTGATATTCTTCTCCATCTCTTGCTCCTCCTTGAACCCCATCTCTTCACCGAGTATGTAATCTGCTCTGCCACACTGCATGCAGATCTCGTCGCTCTGTGCAGAGTCGGCTATGAAACTGTTTGATCCGCATGTGCAAGTGCGAAACAGGCTAGAGCGAGGAGCCGGTTTATCTGTCGACTTTCCTTCTACATTCTGCAGATAATTGTCGAATATATCCTTGCGCTTCACTCCTCCACGCTTTGATGAAAAGAGTGACGATGTCTGAACTTCAATCTTCTCGGTGTACTCCGCAATGTAGGGGATGCACTGTGCTATATACTCATACATCTTGTCCGGGTCCCCCTGGAGCTCTCTTATTCGTTCATTAAATCGAGCTTCCATTAAAGCTAAGGTTCTCTATTCTTTTAATATGCTCCGAGAATTCTTCTTTTTCGTGGTTGGTATTCTGAATATGTTCAGGCCAATCGATTGGAGTATAATTCAGATGAAGAAGTTTGGCGAGACGAGCATCTACAAGTTTTTCTACAATGGCAAAGTGTTCAAGTATGTGGGTGACAAGTTGCCAGAGAATCTCGGACGAGGGTTTTTCATCCCCATCAAGTCTGCTCGGTGGAATGGCGCAGACGTGACTGAGTATGTCAAGAAGTTTGCTGGGCCTCGCCAGGACTTTTACAATAAGATGCCCGACCTACCCGCAATGTTCTATCATGTGGTTGAATCAAAGTGGATACCAAAGCTCCGAGTAGTTCGGGGGAATGGTATTCGCATTGAGTTGACTTTTCTGGAGGACAAGAAGGTAGAGCCTCTGGAGGGCAAACTTGAGGTGACCAACCTGATGGGTCAGACAAAGACGTATGACTCAGTCAACCTTGGGCGCAAGGTAGAACTTCATGTCACCGAGGTTAGCAATTGAATACTTCAGAACAATAGGCATGTCGGATTCCTTCACGTGTTGAAGGATCTGGACACTCGAACACATCCCAGTAGCCTTGGTGAACAGATTCATATACTTGAGGCTGAATAGATTGCCCACCCTGCAATCCACCTTGACGGGACACTCGATCACAGTACTCTGATTTGCAAAGTCTCCCTTGCAACTCAGCTGCAGCTCCGTACCATCCCGATAAATTTCAATGTCATTTGCGAGGTTGCCCATATCACGGCAGATTCGCTGAAAGTCAACCGAAGGGATGGTTGTCATGACATCCATCTGAAGCTCGGGGACATCGAGGATGTCCTCGTTAATGTCGAGAAGCTTCAGGCTAAACTTAGTCTTGGACTTTTTAGTCTCATTCTCAATCACAAACTCTACAAACTCTGAATCGTCACACGTCAGAGTCAGAGTATCGTTGTTTGTCACCGACTTGAGGAGCTTGTATGTATTGGACATGTTCATTCCTGCGATGATTTGGCTAGGGCAGGAGTACTCTTCAAAGTTCTCCGAGTTGAGATGCATGTGAACCAGTGACACCCTGGCAGTATCCAGACTGAGGATACGAATACCGTCTGCATCAAAATAGACATTCACATCGTTGATGATATCCTTGAGCACCTCAAAGATGTTACGGAAGGCGGTTGCCTGGATAGTCTTGAGATGCATCGTAGATTTTTAGGCTTTTAATTTTTTAACTCTGTCATAGCCTCATCCAGTGATTTATTCATCCTGTCTTCTAGTTCTCTGGAAATAGTTGGTTTGAGTGATTGACCGTACATGTCAAGGTTGAAGAGTCCACTGTCACTTTCGGTATTGTCCAGACAGGACATTCCTATACATGCCGATTCATACTCTGTAAATGATGAGGGGAGCATAGACTCGAGCCAGGCTTTGACCTCACCACCTACCAGCATCTTGCCGTCAGATGTGACGAGGGTGGGTACACGTTCAACCCGTTTTGGGACACCCTTGTTGACGTTGTGAAACTTGACCATGCTCTGTAGAGCTGGGTTCTGCTGGATATACTGAATGATCGACACACAATGTTTACATTTGTCACTGAACACCAGCACAGACATCTTCTATTACTGCTAATTTGATTGAAATTATTTTGACGCATAAGAATAAATGCGGACTCTCGCAATTGTTCTGCTTGTTGCTGGATTAGCTTGGACTCTCAAGGGTAAGGTGGAAATGCTTGAGGCTTCGCCGGTTCTGAGTCAAGACACTGTACCAGCTTCGGCGATCCAGGCTATTCTGAAGGATGTTGTTAGGCAAAAACCAAATCTGTACCCCCTGGACACTGTCTTCGTCCGGCCCGAGGGTTCGATGATTGTGGGCCGCTTCCTCTTTATGGATCGGACCAACTATTCCGGTATCCAGTATGATGTCAGAGCTGAGCTCCTGGGTGACCAGCAAGTCAGAGTCACTGAGATGCAAGCAACTGTCAACCCCAACCTCGTCGGTCCATTCAAGCCCTATGGCAAAGCCAGCTACATCAACTATAAGGATGTGACTGGAGGTCTGGATGCGGAAATATTCGATGTAAAGAATATGATGGGTACAGTATGATTACAGCGCGTGAAATACAAAAGATTGAGACGGAACGAAGAAAAATCAAAAAGGAGACTTACAAGCACATACTGACCCAGTTTGATCGCAAGATTCGCAAGGCTGTTGAACTCGGTCAGTCGAATGTCTTTTTGCAGGTTCCAGGCTTTGTTATTGGGTTCCCCATGTACGATATCCGGCAGGCTTCCAACTACCTCAAGCGTCAACTTGAAAAACTGGGATATCACATTGTTCAGAGTGATAGTGAGTTTTTTTTAACTTGGGGGTCGGAGCCCGTGTACGAACCACCCCCAGTTGAACCACCGGTGACGGAGGATGTTGACTTCCCCACCTTTATCAACCTTCGCAAAATCGCGAATAAAATAGAGAACAAAAATCCAGGCAGACGGTAAATGGATGTCCTTGTGGAGGCGCGCAGGGAATACCTCCAAGTTCTCTACGAATGCATGGTCCCAGAGATGATTTCATCATTTTATCAGCTCTATCTCGAATCTGAAAAGATGATGAAGAATCAGGCGAATCGGCTCATTCAGTACCAGAAGTTTCTGAAGGAGATTAAGAATTGGAACAACTCGATTGTCAAGGAGCATACAGACGCAATGAAGAGAGAGTGCCCCTGGTTTGACGATCTGATGGTGGCTGTAATTGTCAGCAGCGTCAAGATCATGTCCTCTGTCCGCCTCACCAAAACCTCCAACAAGATTTCTCTCAACATTCCCAAATCAGAGGACTTTGTGCACGAGTGCTACAAGGCGGCAGCAGAGGATATCTACAACAAACCATACGTCATGTCCGAGCTGATGACGGATGACGAGCGAGAGGATGCTCTGTGGGATCGCGTCGCTGAGTGTACAGAGAAGGTTATAAAGAAGTATGTACCTCTTCAGCAGATTCTGGCGATGAACATTGCCTCTCCGACATCAACGTCCGACTTTGTCATCGATGATGGTCCAATTGAGGACAACGATGATCCAGATGTGCAGGAGGAGGGTCAAGAAGCTGAAATGACTGAAGATCCTCAGCAGGAGATGCCAATGGGTCATGAGGAGCCACAGCAGGGAATGCCAATGGGTCCTGAAGATGTCAAGAGCATCCCAGTATCAGCCGAGTCTATGCAGCCCCCACAAAACGATGATGATGTACTGTTCCCGGATGCACCCGAGAAAAACATTGCAAAACAGTAAATGGACCAGCTGCGAGATCCACTCATGGCTGCAGCTTTCGCAGCAGTCGCAACAGCGTTGTATATATATTTCAAAGCAAAACTGAACAACGAGTCAGTTCCCTCCAACTCCGTCTACATGAAGCCCGCCATCCTAAATGCAATACTCGTGTACTTTATCGTCTCGAACGGGTCGGGTACAAAGCCCAGAATCCTCACCGAACCCTATTGAGATGCACTCGACGAGGGGCTGGTACTTCAAATAATGCTCATCGAGTGGAGTGACTGTACCAGGAAGATCAAGTCTCATCACAGAGCCGTACTGATGCAGTACAACCTTGGGAATAAACCCAATATGATGCTCACCACAAATCACTTTGACCGCATTTGGGTCATATTGATTCGTTGGATCGCGCTCGAAGAAGCACTGGGTGGGGACTCGCAGAGATCCCAGAAATCGCTTGACAGAGTCGGATCGGTAATAGCCACCAGCTAGTACAAATCTCATCATATTTCATCAGAGGCGATCCTCTTTATTCTGATCGGTTCGCCCGCCATATGAAAGTCGCCATCGTACGAGTCTGACTCGTGCTCCTCGACTATATTGTCATGGCACATGATGCTACGAGTTACGGACCCTGGTTGACACCTCCAGGCCCCATTTGTGTTGGGTAAGACATTTGATATACTTTCGTGATACATCGATCCATATTCCCACATTTCATAATAGCTTAGTTTCATCTCATTGATGTAGTATCTGTGATCTTCTGTCCCTATTGTCTTGGGAACAAACTCACGCCACTTGAGATCGAGCTTGCGTGGAGCAAACCCAAGGCTTCGTCTTCCATCAATGTCTGCGAAATGGGCTATGAGCTCCATAATGTCTGGCGGTGTCATGGACCACACGTTTCTGTCCATCTAGTTAAATAAGAGCGTATTCTATAATACATGACTCACCTGTCCCTGATTGCCAGTCTCATGACTGAGATGCACAGGATGCAGCCACCCATTCAGCCCACGGAGGTGGAGCTGGACCAGGACTGGCTCGACTTTGAAAAGACTCTTGGGGAGTTCAAGGAGGAGTACATCAAGACTCACTCGCACGCAGTCGCACGCACCAATGAGTATGTCGAGAAGATGACTGACATCAAAAAGCTGAACCTAGCCATCAATCAGAGTGATCCAGTACTTGCCGAGAGTGTGCTGAAGCTCATACAAGACTACAAGAAGAATAGCAATATCGAGGAACTGAAGGAGGAGGCTTCATTGTGGTCTGGTAAGGCCAAGGCGATGGAGTCTATTCTCATCAACACAAATGCGAAGCAATACTCAAAGTTTACTTGCCCGGTGTGCATGGACCGACTGTCAGATGTGTGTATCGACCCTTGTGGTCACATCATGTGTACTGCATGCCTGCAGAGGATGAATGAGTCAAGATGCCCTGGCTGCCGTGTCGATATTCAAAAGACTCTCCGAATGTTTCCGCTTGCATAAAGAAAAAAGCCTAGTGTATAATATGACGTCTGTGGGCGCTTTCAATGACATGATGGATCAGTTCCTTCAGGAGCTCGTTATGACTTTTCCAGACGAGCCAGCCATCAAGAAGTACCAGGTTTCATTCGAGTTGATTCGCAAGGCGAATGCTCGCATGTGCATGGAGCAGTTTATGAGCAGCATTACTCCGTATGCCAACTACATCTCTGAGAAGGATGAGGCATTCTTCCTTGAGCACTCGAGTGAGATTGAGTTTATCAAGGAGTTGAATCTTCCAAAGATCTGGACTCCAGAGCTGTCTCAGAATACGAAGGATGCGATTTGGCAGTATCTCCAGAGTCTGTACTTTTTCGGCTCTATGCTCGGGACTCTGATGGCGGCACTCCCAGCCGACACTCTGGCTGCCATTGAGCAGATGGCTCAGAAGTGCGCAGATGATATTGATCCAGCAACATTTAACCCTGCCGATCTGATGGCTTCCATGTCGAACATCCTCGGGGGTGCTCTCGAAAACAAATAGTGTAATAGAATAATATGGACTTGAAGGAGATTTTTAGAAATGACAAGCTCCTCGAATTTTGGCCTTCGTCGAAGCAGCCCGCCAAGGACCGGGTTGCATCGACTGTTAGATTTGTTCTGTATGCGTGCGTACTAGTATATGTCCTGACGCGCGATGCTCGTATCATGGTTCTTGGTGGCCTTGTGATTGGTACATTGTTTGTACTGGACAAGAATGGTATGGTGTTTGAGGGTCTTGCTCGACCAACTGCTCGTGATGGTCGCATGTTCAAGGATGTGAGTATGCCCACCGCCAACAATCCCTGGATGAACCCACTCATTACTGATTATACGGATGATCCAGATCGCGCCCCAGCTGCGTTTTACCCCACTGTTCGCGAGGAGATTGGTGAGATTTGGGACGAGATTCACCCACACATTCGTCAGAAGGATGCCATGAGAAACTTTTACACTGTTCCAGGCAACACATTCCCCAATGATCAGACTGCGTTTGCACAGGCTGCCTACGGTGTCCCCTTTTCACCACAGTGTCATGACACCCCCATGGCGTGTGACCCTGACCGCATGCCATACGGCAGAGGCCAGGAACAGTTCCAGATGCGCGCAGGCTCGGGGGGTTCTGCACGCTAAAAAAGTATATGCTCATATTAATATGTCTCTTCAGGCAGGACTCCGAGCCTGCGCG